AGCACCGAAGGTTGAGTCCTCAGCTCCTTCATGGAACAACTCCATGGATGACGACGACGATGACCTCAGCTTCTTTAAGAAGATGGCTAACGACTAATACGCGTTACGCCTGTTCGAGCTACCGTACAGCCTCTCATCATACGGGCTGGGCGGTCCACTAGGACTACCGACGCCGGAGGAGACTTGGTTCCCTCCGGCGTTTCCGTTTGAAACGCTGTTGTTGACGGTGTCACCTTGATTGATGACTGTAATGTTGCTTGCACCGCTTGATGGACCGGACCCAACTTTTTGAATGTTTCCGCTATCGAGCTTCTGTGAAGCTTCAACATTCTTCTTTAAAGAAAGCTCTCTTTTCTTTCTCGCGGCTTCGGTATCCGCCATAACTTTATCATAGTTGCTTTGAGCTTTGTCTAAATCTAAAGAAGATGTTGCAAACGCAGCAGCTTCCGGACCATACATCATACCTTCGGCAAAGGCCCTGTCGCTCGCTTCTTCGTAGCTTCTGAGTGCTTCTTCCCTCAAGCGCTTCTCTTCATCGGTAAACTTAGCCGATAGAATGTCTTCCTTACGAGCCTGTTCAGCTGAGCTAATGATTCCCGGCATGAGAGGATTGAGCTCATCACGCGCACGACTGATGAATCTTTGTGTGTACTCACCGCTGACTTCACCTATAGATTGAAGGACACCTTTGGCACCAGTCTTTTCAGCCGCGTAGTCTAAACCTTCGCTCGTAGCCATGCCGACGCCGGTACCGATAGCGAAGCCACCTATAGGTGTGGCTACAGGTGTAGATGCAACACCAGCGACGGTACCGACTGCGCCGGCGATACCTTCTTTAAGACCAGAGTAAGTAACGGCTTCACCGCGCGCACGTGCAGCGATGATGTCAAGTTGTTTGAATGCTTCGGAAGCTTCGGCCATAGTGATCTTGCCACTAGCGAGCTGTGATTGTATCTTTGCTTTAGCGTTTTCAACTTCTTCAATCTTTGGATTAGAAGATAGGTCGCTGATGATACCAATAGCCGCACCTAAGAGTGCGCCGCCCTTGATACCGTAACCGGCTTTAGGAGCTACTTTAGGCTCAGGCTTACCAAAGAATCCACCTTCGGCACCCGGTCTAATTCCACCTATATCAGCTGCGCTCGGTGTTATAGTTCCTGGTTTTATTAAACCAAGATCGGCTGCTACTTTGTTTGAAACAAATTTATTTTTATTGTTGAGGTCTTGCCATCTTCCAACTTTTTCATTCCATACGATATTTTGTTCAGGCGCCTGAGGAGTAATCGTTGCAGTCTCAGGAGCAGTTGAAAGCGTAGGTTGAACTCTAGTTTTTCCGCCTACAGTTTCTCTTGTCGCTGGGTTAGGTTCAGTGGTTGGCTTAGCTTCAGGTTCCATAGAAAGCGTCGGTTCAACTTTACCTTTAGCAGCTTTTGCTTCTTCAGCCATTTGTTCAAAAGTAGTCTTTTGACGGGCCGTAGCTTTACCTGAGCTCGCTTTATCAACCTCTTCAGTTTTGACTTTAGAAGAAGCTTTATCAATCTCTTCAGTTTTTACTTTAGAAGAAGCTTTATCAACTTCTTCTGTTTTTACTTTAGAAGAAGCTTTATCTTCTTGAGCGGAGCTTTTGGCTTTAGTATCCGTCAACTTCTTAGCTATCTCAGCTAGAGCAGCGGTTCCTAAAACGTCTCCGATAACGCTCGGTCCTGGACCCTCTCCTTTATCAACAGAAGCGTTTGTAGCCGCACTTTTCTGTTTACTGAAGATGTCTTGTAGCTTATCGTTTAACTTATCGCTGTGAAGTGAGTTTTTTAGAAGAAGATTTTGAAGCAGCTCATTATTTGACTCATAGTACTTACTGCTCGCTGATATAAGGTTATTAAGCAATCCATTAGTTTGCTTAGCGAGCGAGATGAGTTCTTTCTGACCTTCTTTAACGTCTTTGATGTTTTGGTTAGCGACCTTGGAGATCTCGACGCTTTCTTTCTGTGAGTCAGCGCTTTGCTTCGTGATCCTACCTGTAGTCTTGGTAGTCTCAAGTGTTTCCTTCATGGTCCTAGACAGATCGGTCTTAAGATCGTTGAGGGCGTTGATAGCCTGCTTCTGTGCTAAAGGGCTGCCTTCGCGCATGAGCTGCTCAAGGATCTGTTCGTTTGTCTGTTTAGCCATTACTGCGTCTTTTGATTCTGTTCTTCTATGTAGTTGGCCAGCATATCAATGAATAAGTCACGCTCGTAAGGGTACATGTCGTTCCAATCGGTCATACTGTATTTATGGTGCTGCATCATGGAAAACATGGTCTTGTAGTAGACCGGAATACTGCTGTATCCGGTCAAAATATAAAAAAATCTTTGAGCCCCTTCATAGTCACGGTTCGCTTGTCACCGTTAGGCATAGCGACTTCGACTTCGTGCTCAAGTGACGGAAGGGTATCAAAGAACATTCTGATCTGAACCATGATGTCGGCCGGCAGAGAAGAGACGAACTGGTCAAGTTCTTCTTTGGTGAACTCAGACTTAGCATACATCTTGTCGGCATCGTATACCGCGTCGACGCAGTCTAGGAACATCTCATAGACGTACTCATCAACCTTGGTGCTGTTGAACTCTTCCTTCTGAATCATATCCTCAAGCTTCAAGATGTGGGCTACGTTTGGGTAGTTCATCTTAATAAGCATATCCTCGTTGATCTTGATCGTGCTTGAGTGCTCAGGATTAAACTTGACTTTTACTTGCTCGAGGTCGACCGTAAACGGGACTCGAACGGGCTTGCCATCTACTTCCTCAGTGTAATTTAGCTCGACGACGTTGCTGACGGACACCTTGCGGATGTTGAGAAACAAGTACTCAATATCGAACATCGCAAGCTTGTTGACGTCGATGCCCTCAAACACACAATTACCGATGATCTGCTTGATGGTTCCTATAATCTCATCGACGTCGTTTGACATCTTCATGATGAGAAGAAGCTTCTCTTCTTGGACGGTGTATGGCCTATAGGATACTGTTTTTCCGGTCGATGGTACTGTGATCTTGAATACAGGGTGTTTAATCACGGGCAAAGGCATAGTCTACTCCATTATCTAAGCGTTGATGCAAACGCGTCTATTCCTGAAATAAGTGCGGCAGGGTTTCTCCTACCGTTTTGAAGAAGGTTGAGGCCAAACGCGTACGCTCCACCTATGTTGAATCTATTCTGTGCGTAGTAAGACGCGGCCATTCGCTGTGCTTCTGCATTATCCATGACTGAAGCCGGAATCGCTTTAGTGTCCCAGTTGTTGTATGCGAAAGCTACTGGAAGTCGCGTGAGTGAGTCGTTTTGCTCCCATCCGACGTTGACGTTTCCAAGCGTCATAGGGAAAGCTTTGGTCAGCGTATACTTCATGATCTCCCTACCGGCTCGGCCGCCGTTCGGATCTAAGAAGTGAATCTCAATGACGCCCTCGTACTCTTCTGGGTAAGCAAACTCTCCGTATGCTAAGTTCGATCCCTGCATAACTCCAGTTGAGTCGACGCTAAAGTTGTACACCATGGCTATCCACTTCTGAAAGAAGTCGAGAACCTTTCCGTCTGAGTCAACTAGGAACGACATCTCAATCGGATTGAACGAAGTTTCATAGGGTCTGTTTTCACTTGTTCCATAGCCGATCGGCTTCACGGTCTGTGTCGAGAATGTGAATCCAGGAAGAGCGGCCGTGTCGCAGAAGAAGTGTGCTTCTTTTGGGTAGCTCATTCCCTGAAGAGCCTTAGGAACTTTCGAGATCATAACATAGAAGTGAGACGGCTTCGCGAGCCCGCCCCTCCTATTGATTGCCGATGTCATGTCTGATATGTTGAAAGCCATTATCGTCTTCTTATTATGTTCTGTGAGTCGTTAAAGACTGTTCTTTTATTTACATTGAATCTTTCGAGCGGCAGGAAGAGAGCCACGTCCCACTCGTTAGATGGAACCAAGAGAAACCTAGTTTTCAAGTGAGAGTATAAGTACCTCTTTACGCATGGGGCAAACATCTTGTATCTTGAAGAAGCGTTGAGAATATCGTAAGACATCCTCAACCTAGTCTTCTCATCAAATTTATTGTTTGTCGTCAAATTATACAGCGCGTCCATGAGCCTAGCTCGGAGGACGTGCGGAAGGTAATGCATGTTTATTCCGGTGAACCCATCGCTCTGAACTGAGAACGGAAACACCAGCGGAAACCTATCGTAGTAAGGAAGCGTGTCTTTATGCTTGGCGTCGTAGACAAACATGTACATGTATCCCGGTGTTGGGATGCGTCTCTGAAGCTCAACGTTTTGATTCACGAGTCTGAACTCATTCATCCTTGAGACGGATTTAGCTTTATCACGAAACCAGTCACGGGAATCCACGAATCCCGGACGCATGAAGTTCTGTCTACCCTGTTCGAGTACGTCCGTAAAGAGCTGAGCCATTACTTTATACCGATCTCTTTCTCGGTCATGATCTTAAACTTCCAGTTCCTATCTCTACAGAATTCCATCGCCGCTTTCCACTTTGCTTGGTTGACGCCGTACTGAAAGACTTCCTTAAGGTACCGACGCGGGTGGGAGGGATTCTTCTTAGGTTCGATCGTTTGATTATACGGTTTAACTTCAATCATCAGTGTCGAGAGGTCACCATTCGTCTCACGCATCTTCACAATGAAGTCGGGAAAGTACCTGTGAATCCTATTGTCAACCGGAGACAGGTATGGAATTGCCAACTCCTCGGATCCCCAGTTTAGTACATTCGGGTGCTGATCGAAGTACCTCATCAACCTAAGCTCCCAGAGACTCCTGTAGATTATATTAGTTGGATCACCGACGTATTTCTGTGGATACTTGGGCCTGAATCTTCCCTTGTACGACATGCATTTTCTCTATAAATATCTATGAACTATTTATAAGGAAACTCAAGATGCCTGAAAGCAAAGATACACCATCATCGGCTCCACTGGCAGTCACGGTAGATCGGGGTTCATATAACCTAACTAATGCCGACTACTTTACAAAGATATACTCATTCGAGTACAAAAGGACGCGTCCATCCGATACGCCGAAGATTGATTCTATCATCACTACTACGCTGCCTCTTCCCTCGCAGTTTCCGACAGACCACTACTCATCTACTACTACGCCCATAGAACTGGGAATCGTGGGAAACACTTATGAAACTTTAACCAACTTTGGCGACTCAGACTATAGAGATAAACTTATAGCCGGCACAGTCGCAGGCGGCGCCGCCATCGCCAGCGTCATGAGCGCAATATCCGCACTTAGTAAGAAAAGCCCAGTTGCAGATGCGGCTGTTAAAGCCGGTGGTTTAGGGATCGGTGCGCTAAATGCCGCTGCGCCATACGTTGGAGCGTACGCAGGCGTGGTCAAGAATCCTAAGACTGCACTGTTGTTCAACGGTATGAATCTCAGACAGATCACTTATCATTTTAGATTGACACCGAGAAACGAAGGTGAAAGCAGAGACATACAGGATATGATGACTTTCACTAGAAACGCCATGCACCCAACTTACAGCAAAACGTTTAATTCATACGCCTTAGACTACCCGCGTCTATTCTTTGTAACTTATGACAACAAGACAAGTAAAGTCATGGGTTATCCTAAGATGGCACCGTCTTTCTTAACTGACATGCAGATAAACAATGCCAGTGCTGGAAACGCTTTCTTTAAGAACGGACTTCCGACTATCGTTGATTTAATGTTAACGTTCAGTGAAATAGATATGAAGACAAGGGAAAGCTTCACTGGAAACTATAAGAGAGAAACTTCGGGAGGTGAAGATCTTCCTGATTTGGCTCTCTATGGTGTAGCTGGATTATCGGGTGCGTAATGGCTTACTTTTCTAACTTTCCAAGCATTGTATACAACGGCGTGACTTGTAGAAACATCATTCTCAAGTCTGCGATACTTTCTGAAGTCTTTAATAAGAAGTCTGTGTTTTATCGTTACATCATTAAAGAGGGGATGCGTCCTGACATGGTCGCACACGATGTTTATGGTGATCCGACGTATGACTGGGTCGTGTACTTTAGTAACTACGTAGTTGATCCATACTATGACTGGCCTCTCGACACCAGTGACTTTAACGGCTTTATTGAGAAGAAGTATGGGCAAACTATCTACCAACTTCAGAACACTACGAGTCACTATCGATACACTGGACAAGCCAACGATACTCAAGCTGATATAGATAGAAAAAATTGGAAGATGTCGGCAAACACATACAGCAATTTGTCGGCCGATGAGATCGCAGGATGGACGCCGATAAGCGTTTACGACTATGAGAATGAATTGAACGACGC